CGGTATTCGCGGAACAAAGGGTCGTGAGGTTGGATTCCGAGTAGCAACATATTTCGATATTCCAATTATTCCAGCAAAAGATATGCCTATGACTACTAACAGTAGTAATACTACTGGATTAAGTGATATGCTTATTCTAGATACTGACCATTTGTGGCTATCTGTTATGAAACCAACTCAATACTTTGAGGATGGTATTGCTAACGGAAACCCGTTTGGTGTTGGAACTCTCGGTAATCAGGCATTATACCGCACAATTGCAGAAGTAGGTTGTTCATTCTTTAAGGGTCAAGGTAAGATTACAAACCTCAAGTGAGGTTTAATCTTAGTAATCAATAAAAGGAGAGTTAAGTATGGCACATACAGTAACAATCTTAGCCGATTCTAAGGGTTTTACTCGTCCTAGAGTTAGTGGTGATGAATATGTCGTTGATGCAGTATTAGATATTACATCTTATACTGCTAATGGTGAAGAAATTCTCGCTACTGCTCTAGGATTAAGCACAATTAATTGTGTTGTTGTAACAGGTATTTCTGTTGATACCCTTACAGGCGGTTATGAAGCAAGAATGATTGCTCCCGAAGTATTATCCGGTGCAACCAATGGTGGAAAATATCATGGTCAAAACGATAGATTCCAAATACATGCTAAAGAAGCAAGTAATACAGATAATATTGGTGAAATCCGAGTAAGAGTTTGGGGCCTTATTTGAGTATAGGTGATTAATTTGGCTTTAGCCAAGATGATTAGTAAATCTCCACATGGGGATTTAACTCTTAGATTTGAAGGTGAAGAGTTTACCTTTAATCATGAGAAGCCAATTAATCTACCCACTAAATATGCTTCTATTGCTTTAGGTGGTTCTTCGTTAGAAATTACTTTTGAAGAAAAAGACCGAGATTATCTTCTCAATCTAGAAGGTGCTGGATTAAGAAATATTAGGGCAGTATTAGGTATGTTAAGTGCTTCATCGGAAGAACTAACAATTAAACTACTTGGCAAAAAGAAGTCAATTAAACCAAAGAAAACGGTTAAAAAGACATCTTAACCGCCAAGTATATAGGGGATTGCTCCCCTCATAAAAATAAGGCGGATTAGTCGTTTTTGGAGAGATTAAAATGGTTGCTGGTTGTAGGACATCTGGAGTTTTAACCGCTTCTGCGGTAGTTGCTAGACATCAATGTAAATTGATTAGTATTCATGCTACTGAAACTGCTGGTTCAATGGCTCAAATTAAAGTATTTGATGGGACTTCTAATTCTGGTCTTGAAATTGCTAGATTAATTTTAGCAGCAGGTCAAACAATTGAATTTGATATGCATGGTGTTATTGCTAAAAATGGTTTATACTTTGAAGAAACTTCTGGTGCAGTAGCAGTTTCTATCGAATTTCAGTAGGTGATTTAAATGGCAGCAATTGATAAAGATACTCGTTTAATTATGGCTATTCTTTTTGTTGGCTCATGTTGTGGGTTAAATGTTTTCTTTTATGGTATTTACGGTGGTGAATTACCTTGGACTCCATTGAGTCATGCAGTATTATTTAGTTTAATTACAATTGGAGGAATTATGATTATGAAAGCGATATTTGATATGGCTCTCAACGATTGGATAGAACTTAGATTGTTAGATAGAAGAATTAGGTCTTATTGGGAAAGAAAGGCGCGTGATGAAGAACAGAAAAAGAAACTTCGTGATGCTATGAATCAATTTAATCTAACACCTAATTATATTACTCAATCTAATACAAATGAGGTTGGAAGTGAATTTTTAGCCTCTATTGAACAATAGGGGATAACATGATTGATGCACTATTTGGTTATGATTCAAACAATGTGGCTTTTGATATTCAAAGGGCGCATTCTGCTGAATTAACAATAGCCAGATTAAGAGCATGGATTTGGGGAACAACTGCCGTTGTAGCCTCATTGTTAATAGGTAATATTGCTGGTTCCTTTGGTATAGATTTTTTTCATATAGCATGGGAATCGTTTAAACACGTTTTGTGGTGATATGTCAGTTGTAGCAGGTTTTACAGTAGTTTTACTAGAAGGTATATTCGCAATATATAAAAAAGTTCACGCAATTAATTTTGGTATTTATGGAGTTAGTAAAGTAGGAAAAACTACATTACATCATCAAATTAGAACAAGAGGGGAAGTTCCAGATATTAAAAAAAGAACAGTGGGATTAGAAAAACCAACTAGAAAAATAGTTAAAATTGATGGTAATATTCAAACAGTTAGAAGTTCAGATGTAGGTGGAGAATCAATTTATTGGAGCCTTTGGTTAAAAGATTATAAAAAAAGAAAACCTAAGTATGTTATATTTATGATAGATGATAGACATTTAAATAATGCGGCAAGTTTAGAACATCAAGTAGCATGGAAATATTTAGTAGATATGATAATGTCTGAAACATGGCCTAATGGAAAAAAGAAAAAACATAAAGATTATCCAGAAGCAATAGGAGTATGGGCAAATAAGTTTGATTTATGGGGAAAAAATTATCCTTTAGGAGAAACAATAGATAAACATCCAATCTTTGAACCTTTTAAATATGGAATGCAAAAATTAAATGGGATAGGAATACCTACATTCAAATATATAGTAAGTGCTAAATCAGACCCGGAAATGGTATATCGTGGAATAATGACTATGATAAAAGATTATTAGGTGAATAATATGTTTCAACAACCTTCATTAATTGGTGCTGGAATAGATGCTCCTAATAGATTTTTACCTAAATTAGAACAGGCTAGGTCAAGTGGCCCAGTTGAAAAATTTGAGTATAGTAGCATAAAATCTAAAAAGCAACTAAAAGAAATAAGAAAGGTATTATTACCAGAAAAGAAAAAATTCTTATTTTTTAAATGGGGTGCTAAATACGCAATACAAAACCATTGTGTTGTTTGTGGAACTTTTCATCAATGGGATATTTCTGACCCATTAAGACCCGGAATACCTTTAACAGAAGTAACTAAAGGAAAACCAATTAGAGGAACTTACTGCCAAAAACACGCAGCAATGTGGAAACAAATGGAAATGTTAGAACAACAGATTTTAGCAGAAGAAAGTGGTTTAGAGTTTAGAGGTTATATTCCTAAGCCTAAAATGCCTCAAATGTTCACAGGGAATACAGGGCCTTTAACTAGATTAAAGCGAGAAGATATTGCATCATTAGCAGCATTAGGATGGACAATAAAACCACCTAAATCAGAAACAGAAACTTCAACAGAAGAAGTTTATAGATTACTCACCGAAATGAAATCTAATATGGAAAGAATAGATAATTTAATTTTGGTGCAGAATACAAAGATAGGTGACGAATAATGGGAATCTTAGGAACAAGTAATAGCAATTTGGCTAAACAGATAAGTAGTAGTAATAATAGCACTTTTAAAACAGTGAATAATTTACTGACTTTACAAGATAATCATGTTGAAGAGTTTTTTCAATATCATGGTCCTGAGTTTTTAGCGGCATTGGAAAAATTAATGGAAGATGTTACTGCTAGAGTAGTATCTGGAATGTTAGCCAAATTAGAATTTAAACAAGATGGAACTACTATTAGTGTTAATACAGACACTTTGAGGGATTATGAGAAAATTACTCAGGAAAATATTGAATTAGATTTACAAGCATTGTTAAATTCGGCTATTAATTCTGAGGTGGTTATGCAACGTAAGTTAGCCAAACAACAATACCTTGAATCACAAGGATTTGCGCCTCCACAGCCTAATAATCCTACTAATGCGGGTGCGATGCCTATGGCTCAAATGGGGGCTATGGGAGCAGGAGTAGGTGCATCTATGGGGGCATATTCAGGAATGAATCAACCTATGCCTCAATCATCAAATTATCCGGTTCCTCCGGCTGGTCAAGATAATTATGGCCGTCCATATTGGATAGACCCAAATACACAACAAATGACTTTTGAACCTCCTTCTAGCGGATTACATTTAGGTCAAACAATGGTAGGATTAGCGCGTCAAGGTGCTGCATGGGCTAAATGGTTGGCTTAGGTGATTTAAATGGAACTAAATCTTTTTGATGGCCAAAAGGATTTAAGTGAAAAA